CAGTGCGAAAAAACGCCAGTGGGGAAGTCAGGAAGATTTGGTGTGCGCACAGTGGATCTGGGGACGAATCGTGAGTCTTTACGAGCAGGCGGCCAGCTATGATGGCGAGATCACTAGACCGAAAGAACCCAACTGGACAGCATGGGCCAATGACGTTCGCACAATGCGGATGCTGGATGGCAGAACTCACAGACAAATTTGTGAAATGTTTGGGCGTCTCCAGCGGGATTCGTTCTGGGTAAAAAACATCATGAGTCCGGCAAAACTCCGGGAAAAATGGGATGAACTGGTTATCCGCCTGGGGCGTTCGCCTGCGCAGCGTTGCGTGAATCACATTTCTGAACCGGACACTGAAATTCCGCCGGGCTTCAGGGGGTAAGTGTTAATTTCTGGTCATGAGGTAATTTTCAGGAGGGCTTGTGGCAAAAGTTTTTACACAAGAAGAGCGGGAAAAAATTAAAGGGCAGGTTGTTGAACTCGTACGCCAGAGTGGGCGCGAGACGTTACGACAACTGGAAACTAAAACTGGGGCAACAAGATATCTGATGAGCGTTCTGGCCAGAGAGCTGGTTGCCAGTGGCGATGTATACAACTCTGGTTACGGGTTATTCCCGTCTGAACAGGCGCGTAAGGACTGGCAAAATGCCCGTAAAAAGCTCTCAAGGGCAAAGCTGAAGAAACCATCTGCGGTTGATCCGGACCTTATCTGGTCATTACCTGACGGAGAAATACGTCGCTACGACAGGCGTCAGAACATAATCTGTCGCGAGTGCCGGAAGAGCGAAGCTATGCAGCGCGTACTGGCGTTTTATCAGGGGAATTTTGAGGAGGTGGTGCGGTGAGTGAATCAAAATGCCAGGTTAATGGCAACAAGATAGAACCATGTGCAGCACTGGCAAAGTCCCTTGAGCGTGATGCTGAATACACGATGCGAAAAGGTCTGCTGATATACAAAATCTGAAATGAGAGTTTAACTCGCGGTCCTGATTTTGTGATGTTGCGTTCCGGTGAATTTTCTAAATTACCAGTTCGGGTTTCATTTTGTCCGTTCTGTGGTGAAAGTCTGAAAACGTGGGAGAACAGAAATGAATGAAATTAAAGAAATACCAGTAGTACGTGATGAATATGGCTGCTGGACGCATCCTGAATATGAAAAATTCTGTGACGGTCGGGAATATATTTCAACGGAAGAGTTTAACGCCTGGATGGAGGAAAATAATCTTCAATACGTCCTCTGCTTCAGAGATGAAGGATGTGCTGACCTTGATGCGTGTGATGCTGATATTTCTGCATGGGAACCGGAACGACCAGAGGGCAATGGATGGTTTATTGGTTCAATACATGACACCGAAGATGGCCCGGTTTGTGTATGGCTGAGAAATAAGGTCGAAGCATAAAGGCTATAAACCGACTAACAACTAAATACTGAAGATTTAAATCAGAAACGATTTTTATTAAATCCTTAACCGGAGGGATTCCTGCACCCTCAAATCATCAGGAGGCCGCCCGAAAGGGCGGTGGAGATAATAATGGGAATAACTAAAGAACGATTGTTGGAAATAGCAAACCTTAGTGATTGGGCATTAAGTGATGAGAGAATTGTTTCTCCTCATGCTTATGAGTCAGTTACAAGTATAGAAATAACAACAATGGCTAGAATGCTGCTTGGTTATTTCAAAATAGAAAATAAAAAACAGATGGATAGTAATGTTGATATATGTGAGATTTTAGACGATTGGGGGGCTTGGGTTGTGGCTGGTAATAGTTCTATTGATTGGCAGGAAATAGCTGATAAATATAAAAATGTTGTTCCTCATGGTAAAAAATCACGTCGTCAGTGCAGCAATGATGAAGGGCGAATTATTGACATTAGTATCCTTAGGTTAGAAAGATATAAGCAACAAGAATATGAGTTAATTGTTGCTCATTTCGTGATTGGTTTATCTCTTCGTGCTATTGCAAAGCAACAAGGATGTTCAGATGGAACAATTCGTAAAAGATTGCAAAAAGCCTTAGGTTTTTTGACTGGATATATAGCAATTACCAGTTAAGAGTCAGCGGTTTTTTTACCAGTGTAATGGTATAAGGATACTCCCATGTGTCTTACATGATATGGAAGCGCTGTTGCTGGATGCTTTGTGATACTCTTAAAGCGGAGGGGAGAGCCTTCCGCTTCAATTTCTGCGTCCGAAACGGTCGTAGAGAAAAATTCTTTCCATTCATTGAATTTTACTGCTGATTTGTCAGACTTTATATAAATTAGAATTCCTCCATGATCGTCACGTGACGTACCCGTGCCGTAACGTTCGGTTAGCTGAATCCAGCCATTATGAATAGATTTGGGGCCTCTCCATAATTTTGCTTCACCGATCCATTCGAATTTTCCGAATTGATGTTTAACTAATAAATCAACGTGACCGCCATGTTGAGTATCATGTTCAACATCATAAAACCTACCTTTCAGGAAATTTTTGATCGACGCTGTTAGCTCGTCCTCTCCCCACTTAGCATCTTGATAGAAGTGTTTGTCATTTTCTAAATTCTGAATAGCGTCGTCTAAATCTTCATAGAGTTGCTTTACAAAAATATTTTTGTCTGCAGCTAATTTTCTTTGAACCATTCCCCTAAATTCAGGATCCATTCTAATTAATGATTGAAGGTCTGCAGTACAGATGTTTACATCACTCATGCAGACTCTCCAAAAGACTCGAAGGAGTAAAGTATGGATAAAGATACTGGCTAAAATTATCAACCAATTCGCCAGTTTCTGGATGGTAAAAACTTCCTGTGTCTAAAGCATAGGAAATAAGATCATCTTCAACTGGTATTGGTTCTTTCGTTAAATTATCAATGTATTGAAAATGCATATCCAATAGATGTGCTTTATAGCTAGATAAATAATCAGTTGCTTTTATTAGCAGGATATAGCCATCTTTCGTATCAGTTAGATAGGTTAAACCATTGATAAGGGTTTTGTATGTAAAGTGATTGATATTTTTAGCATCTTTACTAACCAGAAAAAGAAAAAGATCACGACACACACTGCGAACAGGATCATTAAAATCCTGCTCTATTTGCGTGATAATGTCGTGATATATACTCTTTTTCATTTATGGCCTGATGATCTCGCTCTTCTTTTCTCTTCACAGGACTTAACAGAATCCAATATTTTTTCAACAATAAATATAATCGAATCAATGTTGTTACAGTTCTTCGCAATTGCTTCATGCAACCTAATTCTAGGATTATCAAGCATTGTCCTTTTTCCTGGTAATATTAACTCTACTGATAAAATATGTGAAGAACTTTGTGGTAAATCCCAAATTTTTCCCAACTTAAACTTTGTCAATATTGGGCTTGCGGACTCTCCACTATGATGGTAAACATCTTGACGCAAACACTTTTGACTTGGTTTGAGTTTTAAAGAACTTGTATTGCCATCTGAGGTGATAAAAGATACATGAGAAATTCTGCCATCTACTTTTTCGTAAAGATCTTGTATTGAACCAAATAATTCAAGAGGATTGTTTAAAATAACGCCAGCTTCTTTTTTTATAAATTTAGCCACAAGGTATTGTTGAGGCTGTGATTCACTTCTTGGAAGGATAGATAAATCAATCGTAAGAATTAATATTTTTTCTGCAGGCATTAGCATGATGGTATTAAAGCATTGCGTGACTTGGCGTGTTTTGCATTTTATTTCTCCACCATTAGCACGTAATTCCATACCCGCATCGCTAAGATGTGTTGGGTCAAGCTCTATCACTTCAGTGTAATACGCTTTGGATAAAAAAACAGCAGTGTCAATTTGTTTATCACGAATGATATCTTGACGTAGTTCAGCAAAATGCAGCTCAGTATCAGCAACTAACAGCTCCTCTCTGGATAAAGGAATTGGGTATTTTTCTGAGAAGGGGCTATTGTCCTTTTTCTGATTTGTGAAAATTGTTTGTAATTTTGCTACGTCTTCATCGGTGATTCTATAAATAGAAAGTAATCGATTCCCGCTAAAAATTAAACCTTTCCAGAAATCGTCGATTCTGTCTTTTAGGTCGGGATTATGCTGAACTACACTATTTACACGTTCAATAAAAAGGGGTAATCCTTGGGCCGTTACACCCAGTGATGAACCAAGAAGCTTACGGGTGTTGCGCCAGCCAAAGCGTGAATTGATGTTTTTTACTGTTTGCTCAAGCATTAACACTTCCTTAATTTTCCCTTAACAATTTAGGGTGCTAAACTTTTTTGCGCAGTTTACATAAAAAAATAGTGCGTACGCAAAAACTATCTAACATGATGAGCTTTAACCGGGAAATTTGTATATGTTGTGAGCATAAAGTTGGCTGAGAAATCTAAAACGGGTAGAATGACTGCGGGTGCTTGAGGCTATCTGTCTCAGGCATGAACACCAAAAGGCAGATAGAGAAAAGCCCCAGTTAACATTACGCGTCCGGCAAGACGCTTAACATTAGTCTGAGGCCATATCTATGCTCTACACACGTAGGTTAGCCTCTTACGTGCCGAAAGGCAAGGAGAAGCAGGCTATGAAGCAGCAAAAGGCGATGTTAATCGCCCTGATCGTCATCTGTTTAACCGTCATAATGACGGCACTGGTAACGAGGAAAGACCTCTGCGAGGTACGAATCCGAACCGGCCAGACGGAGGTCGCTGTCTTCACAGCTTACGAACCTGAGGAGTAAGAGACCAGGCGGGGGAGAAATCCCTCGCCACCTCTGATGTGTCAGGCATCCTCAACGCACCCGCACTTAACCCGCTTCGGCGGGTTTTGTTTTTTCCTGGCATTCTGGTTTACAATTCGCACGCCAGCCTGAACAACTGGCACCTGCTGCGCCAGCAGAGACAACCGATGGCGCACGATACCAAATTACACAATTCTGATGATTCTGCCGTCTTTGCCAGCAGGCACGGGCGGCGTTCCCGCACTTTCAAATCTGACTGGTTCCAGCATCCCCCATGCACTGAAGAACAGGCCGAGTGGCTAATTCAGTGCTACCGCAGACACGGATACGAGATTAAGAAAGCCCTCAGCCTCGATTATCGTCACTGGATAATCTCCGTCAGGCTTCCTTACTCCGAACGACCACCGCGTCCGTCCCGCACATTCCAGCAACGCATCTGGAGGTAACGTGCGGGTATTACTTCGACCTGTTCTGGTACCGGAACTCGGGCTGGTGATCGTTAAGCCGGGCCGTGAATCCATGCCGGTATTCCACAATACCCGGGTACTGGTGGAGCCGGAACCGAAAAGCATGCGTAATCTGCCGTCCGGGGTCGTTCCTGCCGTTCGCCAGCCGCTGGCGGAGGATAAATCATTACTGCCATTTTTCAGCGACGAACGAGTGATTCGTGCTGCTGGTGGCGCTGGCGCATTGTCTGACTGGTTACTGCGCCATGTTAAATCCTGCCAGTGGCCACACGGTGATTATCACCACAGTGAAACCGTCATTCACCGTTATGGTACCGGCGCAATGGTGTTGTGCTGGCACTGCGACAACCAGCTGCGCGACCAGACCTCCGAATCACTCGGGCAACTTGCTCACCAAAACCTGTCTGCATGGATGATTGACGTCATACGCCATGCAATGAATGGCTCGCAGGAACGGGAATTATCGCTGGCTGAATTATCCTGGTGGGCGGTCCGCAATCAGGTGGCGGACGCGCTACCGGAAGCGGTATTACGTCGTTCGCTGGGGTTGCGTGCGGAAAAAATCCGCTCAATGTACCGTGAAAGCGACATCGTACCGGGAGAGCAGACCGCCACCAGCATACTGAAACAGCGCACAAAAAATCTTGCGCCGCTGCCTCACGCCCACCAGCAACAGAACCCACCACAGGAAAAGACGGTGGTCAGCATTGCCGTTGATCCTGAGTCTCCGGAATCTTTCATGAAACGACCTAAACGTCGCCGCTGGGTTAACGAGAAATACACACGCTGGGTGAAGACACAGCCGTGTGCGTGTTGTGGTAAGCCAGCCGACGATCCCCATCACCTGATTGGTCATGGTCAGGGCGGAATGGGGACAAAATCTCACGATATTTTCACGCTACCGCTGTGTCGGGAGCATCACAACGAGCTTCATGCGGATCCGCTGGCGTTCGAAGAAAAGCATGGTTCTCAGGTTGATTTAATTTTTCGTTTTCTTGATCACGCCTTTGCAACTGGCGTGCTTGGGTAAAAGAGGTGACTGATGCTCATAGATTTGGTTTTACCTTACCCGCCGACGGTGAACACTTACTGGCGACGCCGTGGCAGCACATATTTTGTATCAAAAGTCGGTGAGCGTTATCGCCGTGATGTGGCGCTTATTGTTCGCCAGCAGCAACTGAAATTAAACCTGTCCGGAAGGCCGGCAATAGAAATTATTGCAGAGCCACCGGATAAGCGCCGTCGTGACCTGGACAATATCCTGAAGGCACCACTGGATGTACTGACGCATGCGGGGCTGCTCATAGACGACGAGCAGTTTGATGAAATTAATATTGTGCGCGGTCAGCTTGTTCCTGGTGGGCGGTTGGGGATAAAAATCACAGAACTGGAGTATGCATGAATAACCAGTATTTACAGTTTGTTCGTGAGCAACTCATGATTGCCACCGCCGATTTGAGTGGATCAACAAAAGGGCAGCTTGAGGCCTGGCAGGAGAATGCCATGTTTGATACAGGGCGTTACAGGCGTAAAAAAATCCGGTACCGCGATGAAGTGACTGGAAAAATGATAACGCGGGATAATCCACCAATCCCGGGAAAGCAATCGCTGGCGAAGGGGGCGTCAATTCCTCTCGTCAGTCCGGTTGAGTTTTTGACATCATCGTGGCGGCGGGCTGTTCTGTCTCTTGAAGAACATCATAAAGCCTGGTTGTTGTGGTGTTACAGCGGGAGTATTTGTTGGGAATATCAGATCGCGATAACACAGTGGGCGTGGAATGAATTTAATACTCAATCCGGTACCAGAAAAATTGCTGGGAAAACGCAGGAACGCCTGAAAAAATTAATCTGGCTGGCGGCGCAGGCAGTAAAAGCAGAACTTTTTGGTGGGGAAGGTTATGAATATCAGGAGCTGGCATTACTGGCGGGAGTGACAACTAAAAACTGGTCCAAAACATTTACTCGTCACTGGGTTGCAATGAAACACATTTTTCACCGACTGGATAGTGAGGCTTTATTATTTGTAATGAGAACACGTTCAAAACAAAAGGCGGCATTTTCAAAGCAAAGTGTTGCAAAAGTAGATTGAAAGGCATATATTTCATGCAAATCTGATATTTTGCCGATTTTGTACGTGATGGCAAAATCAAACAAAACCCGCCCACAAGCGGGTTTTTTTGTGCCACTTATCTCGGATAGACATGGTGAATGCGCTGGTGGAGGAGATAAGGGTGATTTTTGTATGCTTGCAACATTGATTTCGTAACGTTATTATCCTGCGCCCGGCCCTTTAGCTCAGTGGTGAGAGCGAGCGACTCATAATCGCCAGGTCGCTGGTTCAAATCCAGCAAGGGCCACCAACCGCCACTAGCCATCAGGAAAGAGCGTCAACCCTTTAAGTTGAGTGTGCGAGGTTCGAGTCCCCGGTGGTGGTCCATTATCGGTATTCTGCGTTGTTAGCTCAGCAGGACAGAGCAATTGCCTTCTAAGCAATCGGTCACTGGTTCGACTCCAGTACAACGCGCTACACTTATTTTCCCGGCTCGCTTTTGCGGGCCTTTTTTTTAAATGTCTCACAATTCAGACGGTTGACAGTTGTCTGTTTTGCGGGGAGTTTGTTAAAAGAAACTGGCATGGTGAATCCCCCTGTGCGGCTGTCTCTTGATCAGATCTCCTGATCAAGAGACTTCATCACCAGGTAACCCTCAACCATATCCTGAAGTCTGAACCAGCCATCCCACATGACTA